CGCAGCCAGTCAGGCAGTCAGTCCAGTAGCCAGTCATCGTCCCGCAGCCAGTCAGGCAGCCAATCCAACAGCCAGTCTTCGTCTCGCAGCCAGTCAGGCAGTCAATCCAGTAGTCAATCTTCTTCGCGTAGCCAGTCTGGCAGCCAATCCAGTAGCCAGTCATCGTCCCGCAGCCAGTCAGGCAGTCAATCCAGTAGCCAGTCATCGTCCCGCAGCCAGTCAGGCAGTCAATCCAGTAGCCAGTCATCGTCCCGCAGCCAGTCAGGCAGTCAATCCAGTAGTCAATCTTCTTCGCGTTCTGCAAGCACCTCCCGTAGCGGTAGCACGAGTAGATCGAGCAGCGCGTCGGATAGCCGCAGCGCTTCTCGCCGACAAGCCACTACGGAACCGCTGCGCACCAGTCGCACTACAAATGGTGCAAAAACTACGACGACTACGGAAACTCCAAACCAACAAGAAACCGTCACTTTTGAGGATGAAAGCGTAATTGTTTCGTTTTCTGTCCCAATCAAAGCCGCATGATCTCATTTTTTGGCATTATTCATCAATCGGGGGGGTGTGGGGCCGAACTTCTTGGAGCGATTCATTTACTTCGCAGGAAGGGCGTGAAGGTGCGCTGCATCGTGCCAATGGATGATCCCGTGGCGCACGGCTCCCGCGCAAAGTGGCTCCGCTCAATGGGCGTAACGGTTGTAAACTACCGTCCAGGTATGTTTGAGCGGTGTTCGGTGCTTGTGAGCTTTGGCGAGGATGTGTGTTTCGACTATATGCGCGAATTTGCGGACAGGCCCAAGCACATGGTTTGGACAAGTGGAATGTCTTTTGGCGTGGATGTTGAAACTGCCGCTTTCCGTGACGGCCTTATTGATGAGTTTTTCTTTCAAAGCAAAGCCATTTCCAAGGTTGTAATACCACAAATCCTTCAAGGCAGTCCGGGTGCTGTTCTTAAAACAAGGCTCAACTACATTCCTTATATCGAGGCCGATTGCCCGCTGTATCCTTTTGCGCCTGGCGAGAAACCCGAAAACGAGTTCATCGTAGGACGAGCCACCCGCGACGATCCTGAGAAATGGCATGAAGAAAGCTGGCGCATGTATGGGAATATCCACACACCGGCATCAAAGAGCTTGCGCGTGAAAGTTGCTGGGTGGGGGGTGAACGCACTCGAAAAAATCGGCAACCCGTGCGATCCGACCAGCCGGTGGGCAGATTATTTTAATCTGGAACTTCAAGGCCACATTTACGATCCCGCTGAGATCACTGCGTTTTTTGGCGGGCTTCATGTTCTCCTCCACTATTATCCATTCATAGAATCTTTCGGCTACGCCACAGCGCAGGCCATGCTATCAGGAGCCATTCCTATCGGAGCGCGTGCCGGAGGATTTATAGAACTTATCCGCCACGGGGAAACCGGCTTTTTGGCCGATTCCCCCGATGAGGCAGCCTACTACGCCTCCTCATTGGCTTTTGATGAATCGCTTCGCGCCAAAATAGCTGCAGCCTCCCGCCGATGGGTGCTGGAGGAAGGCCCAGCCAATCCCGAACTCGTATGGCCGTGGTGGGGCGATTTGCTTTCAATCCTCGATATCAAAATTTGATATGGATAATTCGGGTTTCCAGAAAATCAAAGAAATAGATTTTACCGAAAACAGCGCCCGTTCGCCTGGAAGAATGCGCCCAAGGATGTTCCGGCAGGCGATGATTAAGGATCGGGACAACAACATCTATGCGGTGTATGGGGATAGGTTGAAGAAAGGGAAGGCGACAACCGATAGGATGCCTTGGCAGGCTGTGGATTTTGAACAAGACGGGTCGGGTTACTCTTTTAGAGTTTACCCCGGCACAATAAACAACATATTGCCATCTAATTCTTTTGCAAGTGGTGGTGGTCTTGTTAAGTTTTCTATATCGGCTGGTCAACAATATTATCTCTTCCTCGATGTCGCTACCGACGGAACCAAAGTGACTTTGGCTACACTGAAAGTCGAAAGCACTCTGCCCACTGATGCCGCTCCTGTGGCAGATGGGATTGCGCCTGCAAAAATTGTCATTCCGTTGGCGATCATTCAAGACACATCAGCGCTTGCTTTGCGTAGCTCGTCACTAACGGCCACTCCTGCGGTTGCTGGCAGCAGGGCTAAAGCCCCAAGCAATCCAAACGATGAGCCATTCGTTCGCCTGTGGATGTGGAAGGTGGATGGCAGATGATAATCAAACAAATCACAGAATCCGGCGGGGTTATTCCATTTGCTTCATACAGCAGTGTAGGGAATTGGGAAAACGGAGGTAACACGAATGTTCGGATAGGCGGATACGGAGGATATACAAGCACATATTCATATATAGGTTACTACGACAGCCATACAAGGCGCGGATCGACTGCCTACAAAGAAGACGCGAATGGAAACACATATAATGTAAATGATAGGTGGACTTACATTACAGAGAGCTACAAAGGGAGCGTCACTGAATCAGGGTTATCAACGGGCGAAAGAAAAGGTGAAACAACAGGAGAAGGATATTTCCATATCGAGAATTACACAGTCAGTTCGACAACCACTCGACATGAGGTTGCGGGCGATGAGTCCCTTTCATTTTCTACCACTACAACTTCTATTTCATCGGCTAAAGTGGTTTCTGTTGGGACTTACACATTTTTGAGTGCCACTACTGGATCAACAACAACAAGCAGACCAATAAGAACCAACTATAAAAATATAACGACTGCAACGATTACCGGAGAAAGTCTTGTTTATAGCAATCGGCAGGTTCAGGGGGCGCGGCGACAGACCTACGCAAAAACCCGTTGGGAAGTTTTTGATAATGGGGACGATTTTTCTGTGGTGAAAGTAGTCGCTGGAGCAGGAGGTTTGCCTTCCTATGAAGTTTTGCCAGATGGCTATGTTGTCGGCGAGGCCGGATATGATGTCGAAGAAGGACAAGTTGAAGTCAGGACTTACAATTCTGGAGCTACTTACGAAGAATCAACAATGCCAACATTTGAAAGCACAAGTAGTTGGACTGAAGGCATTACATCAGAATCTTCATACCGAGAAACCGAAGAGGTCTGGAATCCCGTTCAGACAACCAGAGAAGGCTATACAGAAACGACCGTTGAAACAACCACAGAACTATTTGGGACAGAAACCACGATTACTGTTGATGCAACCACAACCTATGTTGAAGAATACGAGGATTATACATCTACAACGCAATTAGGCTATGAGAATTGGGAAACCGTAACCGAAACATCAGCAATCTCAACTTATAGGGTAACTAAAACAGCAAATCGCGCATGGATAGGGTCAGTTCATACGATTGAATCATGGGGTTCTACTGAAACAACCTATAAAACAACATCAACTTCTCAAACCTACCAGTATGGAAAAGGAAACAAGACGCTTTACACGGGTGTTGGGGTGGTGACTTACGAGAAAAACGATCAATTTGCGACAAAATACAACGATAACGGCGCGTTTATTGCAGACAGAATGTTCTTATATCTGACTACCAGAAACACATCGACTGAAGCGGCTTCGTCACAGGGATACACAATTGACGCTTTTACCGTTCGACCAGTTGTCGTTGTATGGCCAAGTGTTCAATACCAAGGCAATTATATCAGTTCATTTCAGACAGTGTCTGGAGTCAATGGATACGCAGTTATTAACGGAAACGGATATGATAACTTTTTTTTGGAGCCTGTTGGATCGCCCTGTATTGGTGGAATCAACAGAACCGGAGATTATTTGGAGCTTGAAGACAACTGCCCTCACAGCTTTCCGGCAATTATGCTATGGCAAGGTGCATTTGATTCTTCGCACGCCGCGCCATCCGCATCCTCATTCTATGAGGGCGGAGTTCCTTTAATCTCACATCAAGAAACTTGGGAATACAGTTCTCGCACTTATAGCTGGATCACAGCCGATGGAACAGAGGGAAAACTCAAGGTTAGCGGAGAGGAAAATAGCACAAGCACAAGCAGCACAACTTTTACCATCAAAGTAAAAGGGAATCGTTCTTACACAGGAGGCAACCTAACCACTCAAGCGGGGGGCAAGTATTTTTCGGATCGCAAGGCAACATTATTCGCAAACTGTCCTCTTGTTGTTTCGATTCAAGGAGGAACAAAGAGTTTTGGGAGAGGCGTGCATGAAATAACAGAGCCAATGCGGCGAGATATTCGTAGCCCTGCGGGTTCTGTTGTTTATTCCGGCACACAACGGATTGGCCCTACTTATTTCCCATATAACAACATCTACATAGATACATTTAGACTATGATCGCAATAACAGTTGCCGCTACAAAATCCTACCTTCACGCATGGCCCCAATGCGTTCGCGCCATCGCCGCCGCCGCAGCGCACCATGAGGAAGCGCACTTTATTTTTGCAACCGACGAAAGCAAGGAAGGCAAGGCGGCGGCGGAACTTGCCAAACATGAACTTCCCGAAGGCTGGAAAGTTAGCGTGCTTGCCATGCCGATGAAGGATGACTCCAGCACTCGATACAAGGAGGAGGCGCAAATGCGGATCGCCGCTCTCCAAGGAGCCTGTTTTTCCTTTGCCAAAAAGATTCGTGCGACACGATGCCTTGTTGTCGAAAGCGACACGATTATTCCGGCTGATGCTCTGCGCGTTCTTGAATGGACGCTGGATATGCCTACGGCAGATGGGTCGCCGCACTACGACATCGCCGCCGCAACCTACCCGAACGGGCTTTTCCTTGGCGGGTTCGGTTCTCCACAGCACCAGATTGCCGAGGATTTCCTGCCCGAAGAGCGCAAACTCCGGCCTCGCCTCAAATTATGTCTGGAAGAATGCGAAAAACGGCTAAAAACTATCAAGCCTCCGACCAACAAAGAAGAGGCTGAAGCCGCACAAAAGATTGGCGACAAAGAAGGCAAGCGCATGGGCAGGTTACGCGAGCGCGTCAAGCATGCGCCTCCGGACGGCAACATCTGGGAAGTGACTGCCAAACACGGGTGGAGAAGGCGTGGCTGGATGGATTTCGCATATCCGGGCATTGGTTATGGAGCAATCGTTCCTTCTGACTGGTGCGGGTTGGGCTGCACACTGCTATCAAAGCGGGCCTTGGCACACGCAGATTTTACCGGCTACGAAGGCAAAGGCACTCAAGACCTTTTCTTGTGCTGGTCGCGCTGGCACCCCGCTGGACTGAAAATCGCCTGCGTGCCGCACATTGCCTGCGATCATATCAAGCGCAAACCGTCCGACGCCCCCAAAGAAGTCCCCGAAATTATCCATTACCGCGCCTACCATGAAACGGAAGGCGAATGCCGAGGTCATCTACGAGTGCGCCAACAACCGTTTATTTCTGTATGAAGGACACAATGTATTGCAATGACGCATTGCTTCCAGAAAACGGAGATTGGTTTGATTTGAGCGCGTTGCCGGAATCAAATTTCCGACCGATTCAAATCAAGGAGATCGCATCTTTTTCCAGCCCCAGCAGTGAGCGACAACCGGCGGCGTCGGACTCAAGTAACCCGCGCACGGCATAAAGCTCCGCAAGCGCGGTTTTGGCTTTTGGGAATTCGGACTCTGGAAAATTTGAACTAAGGATATGCGTCTCGCGGGATACGATTGTTTCGTTTAACCGCCGCAAGAAATAGCCGGTAAAATCTGTATTCCGCATGAGGCGGTCGATTGATTCCAGGTCGCGCTGGGCGCGGTATTTTTCGTCGTGCGTCATAGTGGTAGCAGGACATGGAATCGAACCATGAACTTCTCGTTATGAGCGAGACGAGATACCATTTCTCTATCCTGCAGTTTGGAGGTTGCAAAAATCATTGGAGGGGTGGGGAACCAGGCGCGGGTTGAGGAGCCAATAACGCGGGATCAAGCGGCTCGATGAGTGAATCGGGCTGCGGCACCTTGAGGCTCTTGAGGCGGGCGCGCGCATACGGCGCGGTGCGTTCCTGAAGCGGCAGCGGGCGGGCGTAGAAATTGTTAATCACGCCATCGGCAATGTTGCCGGCTTCCAAAATCTGTCGGTCGCGGGCTTGGGTGATCGAGAGGCGGATGTTAAGCGAGAGGTCGCGCACATCGTCGGGCGTGAGTTCCAAGATTTCCTGCGCACTGCCGTTGAAATAAGTAAAAACCTGCCGCTCGTTGAGATTCGTGAATGCGACATCAACAACGGACTGCAACGACTCGTGGAGCGACGGGTAAAGCCGCAAAAGAAACATATCAAACATCTCCGCGCCGCTGTCGCGCACTTCATTGATGCCGGTGGCAGTATCCGCCGTGGGAAGGCCGGAGATTTGCTGATCCGCTCCGTTGACCACGCCGCTCTTGATTTGCATGAATTGCATGAAGAGTTCCATGAGCGCGCGCAACCCTTGGCCCTTGGGTTCCGGCAATGACACATAGGACAGAGCTTCGTCGGCTTTCATTCCTTCTCGTAGCGTGTAGGTGCGCCCGTGGTTGAGCTTGAGCGCCGGATCGCGCTGACCCTCAAGCGTGGCCCACGGCGACCAGAAGGTAACTCTGCCCGATGCTCCTTCCAAAAAATTCTGCCTATTGAGTTGCAGGTCGATGAAATCCTGCTCTGGCTCGAAATACTCCATCGCCCCAATGCCATACCACCGGCCATCAACTTCCATAGGGCGAATCACCGTGAATGGACGCAGGCCGCGCAGCGTGACATTGGCCGTGTAGTCGTAAAAAATGGGAGCCTTGTTGCGCCGGTCGAGAACCATCATGATTTCCTCTTGGATGCCGTCGCCATCAGCGTCGTAGGTCAACCAGCATTCGGCCAACTGCACCTTGGGATTGTTCACGCTGCCCTCGGTATCGCGCTCGCCAAAATCCGGACGAGGCTGATCCGCCGCGCTCTTGGGCATATTGGAATCGCTCACCATATTCCGCAGCAATTCCACAGCGCCTTCAATTTCCTGCCTCCGCGCATCGCCCTCGGCAAATTGCCCGCCGAACATTTGGGCGAGATCCATAACGCTTTTATCGTAGAGGTGCGCCACCATATCGGCCTCGCCAGCTTGGATGCCAGGAGCGTCGAGAGGGCAGATGAAATCCTTGTAATAGCAAATACGCGAATCCGGCCCGCTCCAAGTCACCAGGCGGCGCACGATTTCTCCGGTGGTGTAGAGAGGCTGTTGCGGGAGAATTGTCACGCCGTCGCGCTTGAGAACCATGTTGCCGGTTTCGACCACCTGCACATCCTGAATCGGCATTCCCGCTTCGTCCTGCATGGTGACAGGCTGCTCCGCTGTTTCTGGAACAAACAAATCGGAGTCGAGAATGTAGTCGCCGTATGCGTCAAGCAATGGTTCGCCAGCTTCGTCAATCAAATAGGTAGCCGTGCGCTTGTAGATTTGGAACCGTTCTTGGTGCGTAGTTTTCAGCACGGATTCTCCGCGCACCCACGCAAATTCCAGCGCTTGCACATGCCGTTCCTTGACCTTGCATTTTTTGGCAATATGGCGGGCATATTTTTTCACCTTGTCGGCAAGCGCGTCATCCTCCAATCCCACGCCCTCGGCAGTGAACCACTCGTCATCGTCCGGACGCCCATAAAAGAAAGTGCTGCTCTTGGCGATCATTTGCCCGCAAATCCGCTGGGAGAGCGAAGCCGTAAGGTTGGAATGCTCAAAAATCGTATCCTTCTCCACGCGGTCGGATACATGGTTGTAATACCGCGCTGTAAATTTTTCACGCTTCCCTAAAAAACTGCCTGGCTCGCATTGAATGCTGAAATCGTCGCCTGGTATCGTGCCGTGGCTGTTTACAGCCTGCCGCTTGCCCATTTGTTTTTCAATCTGGTCGAGCCTCAAAAGCGCGTGCGACACCAAAGCGTCCTCCTGATCGCGCGTGAGCTTGTAGCCGCTCTTAAAAGGCATTCGCGGACTGGAGTCACTGAGCCGCTTGGGAGCAGGCAAACTCTCTTCCAGCTTCTGAACTTGGAAACTATCTGCGGCGTTTGTGGTGGTCATTGGACAGGGCGCTTCGCTCTATATCCTGACTTTTTTTAGCTGTCAACTTAAAAAAAATACTTGACAGCGGTTTGAGGTCGAGCTAATGGCTTCGCCATGCCCACTAACGATCAGGCGCAAGCCGACAAATTGGACACCGCAACGGCGGACGGGAATGCCAGTGCCACAGAGGCACAGGCCACTGCGTCCGATAATCAACCCGCGACAACCGCCTACACCGCTCCGGCTACGGAGGGAGTGGCGGCCATGGATGATTACATGAAGAGGCTGCAGGAAGCCTTGGAACCGGCCACCGATGGTGACGCCGCAAACGACGCTGACCAGGTAGGGGATAACCCACCTGCCACCGAAGGGAACGACGCTCCACCAAACGACGCTGACCAAGACACAATCCCAGCCACGGACGAGACGCCGCCAAGCCCAACCGAGTCGGAAGAAGACAGCGTGAAGCGCCGTCAGCGAGTGACAACACACGATGACACCAACGCTTTTGCTCTCCAAATCTACCGGCAGGCGGTCAATAACGGCACGCCGATCAATTTTGACACAGCTTTTGCTCGCGCCAAAGAGGCGCTTGGGATTTCTGACGCTCCTGTTGACAGCGAAAAGCAAACAGAAAATGTCAAGCCCATATTAGCACCTCAAGAGATTGAATCTAAAATTGAGCAGTTAAGAGCCGAACGGAAGGAAGCTGCCGCCAATATAGATACGGTCAAGCAAAACGAGCTTACTGAGGAAATCGAGGCATTGCGCGACCAATTAAAAGACGCCCGCGAGGCCGTCATTACTGGTGAGCAGCAATTCCAAAAGCAGGTTTCTGAAAGCTACGCTAAGACCGATTCAATCTATCCGGCCGCTACTGATCCGAAGCACCCAATCCACGCCGAAGTCGAGCGCATCTGGTCTGCCATGCAGAGCCAGGGAAACCCTCTTATTTCGGATGCGGACGCTCCGTTCAAGATTTATCAAATGGCCGCAAATGCCCTTGGTATCGCTCCGTCCTCTTCATCCAGCAAATCATCTCCGGCCCCCACTCCACGCCCGCAAGCCGTGCAGCAAAGTGCAGCGGTTCGTCGCACAAACCAGCAGTCGCCCGTCGCTTCCGGCGGCGACCGCACAATCACACCGACGACCGCCTCATCTCTGCCAAACGGCCTTCCGCGCTCTACTTTTGAATACGATCAAATGATTCACAGTCTTCAATAGACAGTAGATTCTCGTTTTCAGAGTTGGAGTTCGCCAGCAATGTAGCTGGCGGCGTTAAGCAGCCATAAGCGGTCACAACAAAAACCGAAAATTATGGCATACGACATCTCCGCGCCCGTCACGGGCACAAAACTCGCCACGATGGCTCCGGACGCAGTCCGGCGGCTGTGGCAATCCGGCATCGACTTGTTCGAGCAAAGCGAAGACTTCTTCGCACCTATGGAGGGAGGCCCCAACTCGATCATTTTCGAGAAGACCGACCTCTCCAAAGGCCGTGGTCAAAAAATCACCTTCACCGTTGGCAGCGGATTCTACGACGAACCGCACATCGGCGAGCAGATTTTTGAGACCCAAGACGACTACGAGGAATTCCTCATCAATACTCACGACCTTGTTGTCGATTGGGTGCGTCACGGCGTTCGCGTCTCAGAGCGCACCGAAGAACTCATGGGAATGCGCAACGAAATCCAGACCGGCTTTAACACCCAGCAGGGTGCATGGGCCGGACGCTTGAAGAGCGAACAGCTTTTCATGATGTTCCGCGAGTCCCTGCCTTCCGACAACATCCTCTACGCAGGCGGGAAAACAGTCAACACGCTCACCAGCGATGATACGCTGGACTGGGATGAGATCATCGGCTTGGGAGCTATCCTGAAAACCAAAGGTGGCGAACCCGCCCAAGTTGGTGCGCTCAAAAACGGACAACCCGTGTTCCGTAACACCGTAATTGCCACAAGCGATGCGTTGTTCAGCCTGGACATGGACCCCACCTACAAGCAAATCCTGCGCGACACGAAAGTGGAGCAATACGCCAAGATGCTCTTTGAAGGTGGATACTCCGCGCCCAAAGGACACATCATCACGGAATACACTCCTATCGACCACGACGGCGAAGGCGCGATTGGAAGCCCGCTCAACCCGCAAGCCCGTTTGGGAACAGCCATCGCTCCAGGCACAGCCCCATTTGCTGTGACCGGCGGAGGCAATTCGACCAGCGCGGCGAAGACCAAAAAGAAATACTTCAAGTATTTCGAGAACTTCCAATACAAGTTCATCGGGAATCTTGATGCGACAGCCGGTGGAGCTACCACAGTGGGTCAAGACGCCAACACGCACTACCTGCTCATCATCAATCCGGCTAACGCCGCGACCGATCCAGGTAAAATCGGAATGTATGCCTACACCACTGGCAACAACGGCAACCAGATCACCATTACCAAGCGCCTCGGTGCAGCCGCCTCCGGCGACCGCGTGACCACGCTTGGCAATGTGGTATGGAACACCGGAGCATGGCTGAACAGGCACACCGACACGCATCCCGCAGGATCGCTTGTGGTGCAATGCAACGCTAATGGCGTGCCGATTGGCCACAGCTTCATGCTTGGCAAACGCGCCGCTTACCGTGGCTATGGCAAGCATCGCAACCAGCGTGTGCAGGATGACAAAGAGGGCGGTTTCCTCATGGAGCGATACATCGTCTCCGTGTTCGGTCAATCCCTCCGCAAGGACCGCCTTGGCCGCGTGCCAAGCGCCGTGCGCCTCACCCACGCCATCTCGATCCCAGGCGTGAGCCTGCCGACGATTAGCTGACCAACTTAGGGACGATCCCCGGAGGGCCTGCGCCTCCGGGGTTTCCCCAACACTTAATCATGCCTGCATACATTATTGCCCTAAATATCAAGAGCCGTTACCGGAGGCCCGATGTTGGCGCGTTCCAATGGATGGATGCCTACAATCGCCATGTCTGGAAACAAATAGTGGCAGAAGATGCCGGCACGCTCGCCCGCATTACCAACGAGGCTTTGGCATTTATGAGAGCGTGGGATCAAATGGATATGCACATCGAGGTCATCGCCGTGGACGCTCCCTGCCATTTCCCTGAATCTTTGGAATTGGCCAGCGATGCTGATTCGCCCGTTAGAAAAAAACGCAAACTTCTCCCCACCCTACCCGACTGATGCTTACTCTCTCCGCACTTTACGCAGATGCCTTGGCTGTTGTGGGACTTTACAACCCCGCCGGAGCGCCTGCGTTTATGCGAGACCGCGCGCTGGCCGACATCAACGGCGCACTGCAACTCATGCAACTCGCCGGAGAAGATTTTTACTCCCGCGAGGAACTTTCGATAACTATTCCCGCCAACACAGCTTCCGTGGCGCTGCCGTCTGCCGTGCAGCGCGTGTTGGAACCAGTGCGAATGAACAACCGGCCGCTCATACGGCTGGAAACACGCAGCCAATTTCAAGATTTCGGCGCGCTTTATTTTGGCACTCTCACCACGCTCGCTCCCGCCCCGCCGGTGGCCTATTTTATTGAAGGCACACGCACCGCAGGAAGCGATCCCGTTGCTTTGCGTTTTTATGTAGTGCCAACACCGGATGCCTCTGTTGCGCTTACTGTTCCGGTCGTGCAAGAGCCTCCATCCTATGTTGTGGCAGACCTTGCAAACGCGGCCATTGTCCCGCCTGTCCCACACAAATACCATGAAAGTATTTTGAGGCCATTAGTGCGATTTGGAATGGCAACATCTTCTTTTTACAGCGAGAGCGATGCCGGGCGACTGCCGGACCTACGGGCCGACTACCAACGCGCTCTCTCGCTGCTTGGCATGGCCGCGCCCGCCGTGCCCGCTCCGCCCGCAGCGGCCATTGCAGGCGGCAACACGCAAGGAGGACAGCAATGAACACCCTGCAACTCGCCCGCGCCGCCGCCAGGCATCTTGGTGTTCCCGATCCCGCCGACTTGGGCGGGGACGCGCTTCTCGATGTGCTTGCCGCCTGCAACAGCGGGCTGCAGCAGTTCTATCGCGAAGCCCCGCCACTTTTGAAGCGCAGCACGATTTCCACTGTTTTTCGCGCGCCGTTGCCGGTAACGCTGAATTTTTCAGCAAAATACGATAACCATCTCGAAGATGAGCCATTTGATCTTGCTTGGTTGGGCTGCGGACTCCGCATTGCAGGACAAAGCCCCGACAACGAGATCACCGGAGAAAGCACCGTGCTTGACTCGTGGCTCGGAGACAGCCTGACCACCACTGGTTTAATTTTATTCGACAGCGTTTCAATCCCAGGCAGCATTGAACGGCTTACCTCTCCCCCTCGACTTTACTATGGGAGCAATCGCCCGTTGGAACTCCGCCCTGAACGCGATGGCCTGATCCGCAACCGGCGCGAGCTTACACTTCTCTCTCCAGCCCAGCCTACGCATTACGCCGTGGATAGTCTTGGAGTCGTGCTTGGCGGGCAAACCGCAAGTCTTCTGCGCATTCACCCCGCCCCAACGCAAGATTGCACCGTTCGGTTTGAAGTGGAGCTTGCGGCAATCACATTAAATGCGAGGCACATCGCAAATCCCATCGAGATTCCAATTTTGAATCACTATGCCGATGAGCTTCTTGTCCCGCTTGTAGAAGCCGCTTTGATAATTAGCCCGCTCTGGCGCAATCCCGAAACGATTCGGCTTATTGCCGACCGTGCGGCCGATGTGCTTGCAAACAAAATTCCGCGATTGGCTCATACCCATGCGCCAGCTGAATACAATGTAGGAACTCCAAGCGGTTTTTAATGCCATGAATTCTCTCAATAATAATGCTTTTTCTGCACCGGCAAACAATCGCTTTGAGCCAACTAAGGCAACGAAAGTAAATGCAGAATCCGGACTCAACAATGATCAATGGATGACTCCGCTTCGCACGGCGCAGGCCATCGCGGCCCTTGCTGGAAATGCTCTTGGCGGTGCGTTTTATTCAGCAATCCCGCCCGAAAACCCATCCGAGGGGCAAATATGGACAGATTCTAACGATTTCACTTCCTATCAATACCTTGAAGGTAGATGGATCGAAACCTAACAAAAAAAACACAAAGCTATGGCAGCTATAACATTTCCAACTCCTGCAACTCTTGACGCCGAACACACAGTTGGTTCGCGTAAATGGAAATTCAACGGAACCGCTTGGAAACTCGTTCCAAAGACAACAGATGGAATTGTAGAAGGCTCTACAAATCTGTTTTTTACGAATGCTCGCGTGGCTGACGCTCCATCCGTTACTGGTCTTGGAACTCGGATGACTACGGCGGAAACCAACATTACCGCTTTACAAGGGACTCTCGGAGGAATTGCCGGAGCCTTCAACTATGTCGGAACACTTACTGGTGGCGCGGATGCAGCAAGTGCGTTTGATCTTTCTACGCTGACTCAAAAAGACACTGGAGATTATTACAAGGTTACGACAGCAGGATATTTTATATTTGCACCCGCCGCAGCATTTTACGCGAATATCGGTGACGGTCTGGTTTTTAATAAAGCCAGTGGAG